CGTCGGCGAGTCAGGCATGGGCGACCGTTTCCTGCGGCGCACCTTCTCCACCTTCCAGCTCACCGACGACAACAAGCGAGCAGCGGCAGCCGCCCGGCGCTATGCCGAAGGCTTCGACGCCATGCTACCGCAGCCCGGCCGTCAGGAACCCGGCCGCAACGGCCTGTTTATCGCGGGCCCGCCGGGCACCGGCAAGACCCACCTCGCCGCTGCCATCGCCAACCACCTGATCGCGCAAGGCAAGCCGGTCATCTGCATGACGATGATCGACCTGCTGGAGCGCATCAAGCGCACCTACTCCACGACCGGCGGCAGCGAGAGCGACGTCCTGAAGATCTACAAGACCGTCCCGCTCCTCGTGATCGACGACATCGGCAAGGAGCCGCCGACCGAGTGGGCGATCTCCACGGTCTACAACATCATCAACGGCCGCTATGAGGCATACCTGCCGACCATAGTGACCACCAACTACGACACCGAGGCCCTGATCGACCGCATGACGCCGCGAGAAAGCCACGACAGCATGACGGCCCGGGCCACCATCGACCGGCTCATGGAAATGTGCAGAGGCATCACCCTCACCGGCCAGAGCTGGCGCTCACGATAGGAGGAACAACATGAAAAAGGTTTACATCTGCTCCCCGTGCCGCGGGGACTACGAGAACAACATCCAACGCGCCAAGGAGTACAGCCGCGCGGCTGTGGAGAAGGGCGTCATCCCCGTCACCCCGCACATCTATCTCACGCAGTTCATGGACGACAACGTCCCCGAGGAGCGTGAGCTGGCCCTGAAAATCGGCAGCGAGCTGGTGCTCGGCTGCTCCGAGCTGTGGGCCTTCGGCATCGACCACCCTTCGGCCGGCATGGCCGCGGAGATCGAGCTCGCCAAGGCGCACGGCATCCCCGTCCGCAACGGCTTCGAGGCCATCAGCGAGCTGAAGCCGGACGAGGAGCTGGAAAACAGCGAGGAGGACAAGCCGGACATCGGCAGCGTCACGTTGCACCTGCCCGCCTTCAGGGCGATGGCCGTCTGCAACCAGCACCTCGACCACGGCCCCATCAGCATCGAGCTGGATGGCAGCGTCATCCTCGAGCTCGCCGACCGCCTGATCTCCGATCCGGGCGTCCACATCGAGATCGGAGGCTGAACGCCGTGACGAAGTACGACCCGAGAAAGAACGCGGAGGGCTACAACGACCCGACGCCCTACGCAGCCGAAAAACACATGATGGCGCAGATCCGCGGCAAGCAGGCCAGAGTCGCCGGCGGCTACTTCGAGAATATCATCTCGGCCTCGTGCGACTACTACCTCAGCCGCGGCCTCGCCAAGATCGAAAAGACGCCGGAGCCCATGAAGCCCCTCGGCGCTAAGAACCGCAAGGGCCAGTTCCTCGCCTGCTATACCAAGCAGGCCCAGCCGGACTATGGCGGCACCCTGAAGGGCGGCCGGAGCATCTACTTCGAGGCCAAGCACACCGACGACGAGCGCATCGAGCAGCGCCGGCTCACTCAAGAGCAGCAGGACGACCTCGAGGCCCATCACAAACTCGGCGCCATCGCCTTTGTGCTCGTCTCCATGAGCCTGACGGACTTCTACCGCGTGCCGTGGCCCGTCTGGCGCGATATGGCCGAGATCTACGGCCGAAAGTACATGACGCACGCAGAGCTCTCCCGCTACGAAGTACCGGCGACGGCCGGCTTCATCAAGTTCCTGCACGGCATCGAGTCGGAAGTGCTCGGAAAGGAGGCAACAACGTGATCCCGTTCCCGGATAAGAAATACAGCATCATCTACGCCGACCCCCCGTGGAGCTATCAGAACCGCGGCACCAGAGCAGCAGCCTCCAAGCACTACGACACCATGACCATCGAGGACATAAAGCGCATGGGCGTCGGAGCTGCGGGGGGGGGTATTGCTAACGAGGATTGCGTGCTTTTCATGTGGGCGACCTTCCCCATGCTCCGCGAGGCCCTCGACGTGATCGAGGCGTGGGGCTTCAGCTACAAGACCGTCGCCTTCAACTGGGTAAAGCAGAACAGAAACGGCACCGGCATCTTCATGGGGCTCGGAAACTGGACGCGCAGCAACTCAGAGATCTGCCTGCTGGCGACCAAGGGCAAGCCGAAGCGCATCAGCGGCAGCGTCCGCAGCGTCGTCCTCTCCCCGCTCCAGCAGCACAGCAGAAAGCCGGCCGAGATACGCGACAGGATCGTCGAGCTGATGGGAGACCTACCCCGCATCGAGCTTTTTGCCAGAGAAGCCGCCCCGGGATGGGACGTGTGGGGCAACGAAGCGCCGACGCCTGAAGTCAAGGACGCGCCAGTCGACAGCGTCGAGCTGGCCGGAAAGGAGGAAACACATGAACCAGACAACCAAAGAGACCCGGCGCCGCAGCTATGACGCCGTACTCCCCAAGCGGGCCGCCCGCTGCCGCCTGATCCTCGAGACCCTCGGCAACCGTGAGCTCACGGCCAGCGAGATCACTGAGGAGCTCGTCGCAGCCGGCCGGATCCCGTACTTCAACCGCAACTACGTCGCCCCGCGGCTCACGGAGCTGAAGGAGATCGGGATCCTCACGACGGTCGGCCGCCGTAAGGCTACCCGCTCGGACGCCACCGAGGCCGTGTGGGCCAGAGCGGAGCCTTCAGGCCCCACGGGCCAGACGGCCGCAGCCTACGCAGACAACCCGACCGAGGCCGAGCAGATGACGCTCGGATCGGCCACCTGAGAGGAGGGCCAGCATGGAACGTCTGACCCACGAGAGAGTCAACGGCATCAAGACGGGCTACTGGAGCGCAGCAACCAAGGAGGTGCTCGTCCAGAAGCTCGCCGCCTATGAGAACACGGGCTATGAGCCCGACGAGATCCGCGCAGCCATTGAACAGGCTGCCAAGAACAGCGAAACCAAGACCGCGACCATCATGGCCGAGTGCATCGCCGGAGCGATGAAGGACACGCTCGAGAAGTATGGCACGGCCGGCAGCGGAAAGAAAGGAGAAACCCCATGAACGAATAGAACCAGCGCGACAGCATCATGTCGATGGCCCGCGGCGCCTTCGAGGAGCGCGTCGACTATGAGATGGACAAGGTGATCCAGAACATCCTCGACCCCAACACGAAGGCCACAGCCAAGCGCAAGATCACCCTCACCATCGAGCTGACCCCGGACGACGAGCGCCGCACCATCGGCGTCTCCGTGACGGCCAAGTCTACGCTCGCAGCCACCAACCCCGTCGCCACGGCTCTCTATGTCACCTCTGACGGCAACGGCGAGCTCGTCGTCGCCGAGATGGTGCCGCAGGTGCCCGGCCAAATGAACATGGACGGCACGCAGCAGGAGGCCCCGAAGCTCCTGAAGCTCGTCCAGCACGCATAACAACCAACAACACAGAACAAGGAGGACAACACAATGCTCGCAAAAATGATCGACAAAATCGTCAGTCTGAAGGAGACCAAGATCTTCGAGATCGGCGGCCAGACCTACGCCGACGCATCCCTCACCCGCATCCCGCCCCACGTCGACCGCCCCGACTGCATCAGCGTCAGCGGCCTCGATAGCATCTGCAAGCTGATCCGCACCGAGCTCGAGAAGGTCGGCACGACCATCATGGTGCAGGTCAAGAGCAACGACACCGTCGAGGTGATGACCACCTACCTGAGCGACTTCTCCCGCAACACGCTCTACCGCGCCAAGGCTGACGCCCCGGGCCTGTACACCGGCTTCAGAGGACGCGAGGTAGCCCTGATCGAGCTGCGGAGTCTCTGCATCCCCAACGAGGGCACGGCCTACCTGCTCGACCTGCTGAGTCGCATGACCAACGAGAACAGCGTCAGCACCAACGACAACGGCGTCACGCAGACCGTCGAGGCCCGTCAGGGCGTCGCCCTCAACGCGCTCATCGAGATCAAGCCGCGCGTCATGCTGCGGCCGTTCCGCACCTTCCTCGAGGTGGAGCAGCCAGAGAGCGAGTTCCTGCTGCGCGTGGATCCCGACGAGGGGATCGGCTTCTTCGAGGCTGACGGCGGCATCTGGAAGCTCGAGGCCAAGAAGAACATCGCCGACTACTTCCTGAAGAACATGGGCGATCTGATCGACGCCGGCAAGGTCGTCGTCATGCAGTAAATGGAGCGCCGGGCGGGCTCCGGCCCGCTCGGCTTTTCTGAAAGGAGCAGCACTGTGAAAGAATACGAAACCATCACCCGTGAGAAGGTCGACGTCGTGCCCTTCGGCTGCGGTATGCCGGAGACCCACCTGATGCAGGACTGGAGCGACAGGATGCTCGACCTGATCCTGAACGGGCCCACCATCAACGGCATCAAGAAGGACGAAGTGCGGGCCATGCTGCGCGAGACCTACACGGCCCTGAAGCAGTACGAGAAGATCGGCCCGATGGCCTCGCCCTTCATCAACGACCCGACGGCCATCGTGGCCCGGGCCTTCTCTGAGCTCTACCCCGGCGTCGAGTACGTCGCGCAGTACGTCCCCGACCTGCGGGACGAGACCAACGGCACCGCCTACGGCCTGACCATCTTTCCAGACGACGGCAGCACGCCGATCGTCTGCATCTCGGCCGAGGCGCCCATCAGCGCCGCCCCTGAGCTGCTGGCGCACGAGCTGGCCCACGTCGCCACCCCGGAGGACACGGAGCACGGCGAGAGCTGGAGCGCAGCGTCGGAGGCCATATTCAAGAAGTACAACGAGCTCCTCGACGCCATGATCCCCGACGGGCCCGAGCCTGTCCTCTCGCCCCACCGGCCCGGAGACGGCGGGATCCTCACCATGCCGCTGCGTGATAACGTCCCGGAGCCTCCGACGGACGACTGGCAGCTCACCACCTGCCCTGTCTGTGGCGCTGAGTGCTGGCAGACAGACACGGCCCGCCGGATCCTCGCACTGGAGCCCGACGTCCGAACAGCCTGCACAGCCTGCGCGCTGAAGGGGCTCGGCAAATAATACTGGAGGTAATACATGAACAACGAAAGAAACAACACGACGGCCGGCGGGATCGGCTTCTGCGGTCTTCTCGCCGTCGCCTTCATCGTCCTGAAGCTCACCGGCGTCATCAACTGGAGCTGGCTGTGGGTACTGGCCCCGATCTGGATCCCGATCGCCATCACCCTCGCCATCATCGTGATCGTGCTCGTGGTCATACTGGTCAGAGAGCTGACGAAGGGAGGCCGCCCGTGATGACCACGGAGGAACGCCGGGCCCTGCTGGATCGTGCGATCACGACCTACGGCGCGCCGGCACAAATGGACATGGCCGTCGAGGAGATGGCCGAGCTGACCAAAGCCCTCTGCAAAGTGAAGCGCGTGAGCTGCGCCGCAGAGGCAAAGGCTGTACTCGAGAACGTGGTCGAGGAGATGGCAGACGTCCAGATCATGCTCGACCAGCTCCGCATCATCTTCCACCGATCCACCGAGGAGGTCGAGGAGGCGAAACTGGAACGGCTGAAAAACCGTCTTGACGGCCGAAACAACTGGCAGGGCTCCAGCCTCCACAAGTGGATTGAAAATCAATTCTCAGCAGGAGGTGACGGCCATGAATAAACCGCAGCCGCAGACCGGCCCCGAGATCGAGGAGTACAGCACCACGGCCACGCCGAAGGCATACGCCGGCAGCGTCCCCGTGTTCTGTGCGCACGACGCCATCGTCCCGCTGAAGGATCTGCGGCCTAATCCCAAAAACCCCAACCAGCACCCGCCGGAGCAGATCAAGCTCCTCGCCTCTATCATCAGAGCGACGGGCTGGCGCGCCCCGATCACTGTCAGCAAGCGCAGCGGGCTCGTCACAAAGGGCCACGGCCGTCTCATGGCCGCGCAGCTCGATGACCTGACCGACGCCCCGGTCGACTATCAGGACTACGCAAGCGAGGCCGAGGAGCTGGCCGATCTGACGGCTGACAACCGCATCGCGGAGCTCGCCACCACTGACAACAAGATGCTCGCCGAGGTTTTCGCCGACATCGACACCGGCGAGATCCCGTTCATGCTCAGCGGCTACACCGAGGACGACTACGGCAACATCGTGACGGCACTCTCCGAGGCGCTCCACGCACAGGAACCAAAGGGAGACCCGGACGAGGTCATCAACCCGCCGACAGAGCCAGTCACGAAGCGTGGCGACCTCTGGATCCTCGGGCACCATCGCGTCGTCTGCGGAGACTGCACGAGCGAAAAAGACCGCGCTCTCCTACTCGATGGAGCGACGCCGGAGATCCTGATAACTGACCCGCCATACTGTTCGGGCGGTTTTCAGGAAAGCGGCAGAAGCGCCGGCAGCATAGGAACAGATCGGAAGGATGGCAACCTGCCGAAGATTGCAAACGATACCCTCAGCACCAGAGGCTACCAAGCCCTGATGAAGGCCATGCTCCAAGATCTGCCCGTGCTCGTGGCTTATATCTTCACCGACTGGCGTATGTGGGTATACCTGTTCGACATCGTCGAGAGCAGCGGCCTCGGCGTCAAGAATATGATCGTATGGAACAAAAAGAGCCCGGGCATGGGCGTCGGCTGGAGAACGCAGCACGAGCTCATAATGTTCGCCCACAGGACAAAGCCGAAGTTTGACAACCACAAGGGCTACGGCAACGTCATCGAGTGCAGCCGCACAGGCAACGAGCTCCACCCGACACAGAAGCCGACCGAGATCATCGAGACGCTGCTGGACAACACCCAATGGGCCCACGGCGTCGTCGACTTCTTCGGCGGCTCCGGCACGACGCTGGCCGCCTGCGAGGCATACGGGCAGCCCTCCTACATTATGGAGCTGACGCCGGCCTTCACGGACGTAATCGTCAAGAGGTACATCAGAATAACAGGAAAGACAAACGTGCGCTGCGTCCGTCAAGGCCAAGAGCTACCGCGCGAGGAGATCGCTGCGATCTTCGAGCCTGACGAGGAAGGAGGTGAGCAGGAGTGACGCCCTGACATAATGAGCGAGAAGCCGATCACACAACGGATCAAGGACAGGCTCGCGGCCTACACCGCCATGCTGAGGGACATCGACAACCAGCTCGAGCGCCTCGACCGCATGGAGATGACAATGGCCTCCCCGCCCGGCCCCGATCTGACAGGTATGCCCCGCGGATCCGGCACACCATCCGACCGCACAGGCATGATGGTGGAAAGGAAAATAGAGCTCGAGGAACAGATCGACCGGCTCAAGGCCGAGGAGAAGCAGGAACGCAACGCCATCGAGGGCCTGATCCTCCAGCTCTCCGACCCTGACGAGCGCGCCGTCATCCGGCTGCGCTACTTCGACCGGGCCGACTGGGAGAGCACCTGCGGCATCCTGTTCGGTGATCGGCGGGACTACATCGACAGAGTGGACGCCTACCAGAACAGGACATACAAGATCCACGGCCGCGCCCTGCTCAACCTCGCCGCCGTGCTGGACGAGCTGGAGCCCCTGCCTGAGCTGCGGCAGTAAAACGCAGTAAAAGGAACAAAAGGGAAGTAAAAGGAATTGAAAAGCAGTAGCGACCCGTGCTATCCTATATCCTGCAAAAGACCACCGGACACATGGGCAACGCCGTGACAATTCCGAGCGGCTGACCATCGGAAAACCGAATAACAACCGACGGCAAGAGGCCGACGGGCGAACCAACGCCCGCCGGTCTCTTTTTGCATATTCAGGAGGTGACAACAACGGCAAAGGCAACCATCACCATGCAGGTCGAAAACTTCCAAAAGCTCATGGACACAGTCGCGCAGATTGACGAGCAGGGCCGCAAGGCCGTGAAGGCCACCGTCCGCGACGTCAAGGCCAGAGCGCCGAGCTGGATCGCTCAGGAAGTCACATCGGTCTACAACATCAAGAAGGGCGAGATCACCCCGTCCGGCAAGAACAGCAGCAAGCCGAAGAAGATGGCGGGCAGCGTCAGCGTCTCAGGAGAGACCATCGAGGAGCTGACCATCACCTACTCCGGCCGGATGCTCACCCCTGTGCACTTCGACATGACACCAAAGACCGCACCGCCGGGCAAGAGCTACACGCTGCGGATGCAGGTGGTCAAGGGACAGAAGAAGGTCATCGGCCGTTATCTGAACACCCGCACCCCGGGCGGCCCGTACTCCGAGCGATCGCACAACATCCTCATGGGGACGGGCAACACCAAGGCCGGCGGCGTCAGCGCCATTCCATTCCAGCGAATGAGCCGGACGCGCACCGACATTAAGAAGTTCACCACCATCTCGGTGCCCTCCATGATAACCAGCGAGCGCACCAATGAGAAGATAATGACCCGACTCCAAGAGGAGACGGCCAAGCGCCTCCAGCACAACCTCGACAGAGCCCTCGGGAAGTAGCCCACAGCGGCCCACAGGGCGCCCCACCACGGCGCCCGGCATCGAGCCCGGCCCACACCGACAGACGCGCACAGAGCGCGCCACAGCGCCGCACAGACGCCTCCACGGCCACGCGCAGCGCCGCAAGGTACTGTGACGGGCCTCTCTGGCCTGCGGTGCTGGCGAGCCCAAAAAACGCGCAGCCGGGGAAAATTTTTTTCGGGCCGTTTCGTTTCGCCCGAGCGGCAGAAAGGAGGGAACGCCATGCCGAACCCAACCAACAACAAGCTCGTCGACAGCAAGACCATCGCGGCCCTGTTCGACATGACGCCCCGCCGAGTGCAGCAGCTCACCAAGGAGGGCGTCATCGCCGCGGTCAAGGAAGGCAACGCCAACCGCTACGACCTGCTGCCGACGATCCAGAGGTACATCCGATACCTGACGGCCAAGGCCAACGGCCGGGAGCCGTCGAAGAAGGACAGCGAGATCGAGGGCCGACGTCTGGAGGCTGAGGCTGACCTCAAGCGCAGCAAGGCAGACATCGCCGCCCTCCAGCTCAGTGAGCTCGAGGGCACCATGCACCGCAGCGAGGACGTCGAGGCTGTGATGACTGACCTCGTCTACAATATCAGGTCGATGCTCGTGGCCCTGCCGGGCCGTCTGGCCGTCGACGTCACCGGCGCAGCAACACCCGCCGAGGCGTCTGAGATCATCCGCACAGAGGTCTACAAGATCCTGACGGAGCTGGCCGGTTATAAATACGATCCCGAGGTGTACGCCCGGCGAGTAAGGGATCGGGAAGGCTGGAGCGAGCAGCTCGCCGATGACGCGGACGACTAAAAAAGCCGCCGCGAAGCTCAATACCGCCATCGCCGGAGCGGTCAAACGCTTCGCCCCGCCTGAGAGCCTGACCGTGGACGAGTGGGCCGACAAGCACCGACGCCTCTCCCCGGAAAGCTCAGCCGAGGCCGGCCCGTGGCGTACCAAGCGCACCCCGTACCTCGAGGAGCCCATGCGGGCCTTTACGGATCCGAAGGTGCACAAAATAGTCATGGTGGCCGCCTCTCAGGTCGGCAAGTCTGAGCTCGAGCTCAACATCATCGGCTACATCATCGACCAAGACCCCGGCAGCATCCTCTACGTCCACCCGACCATCGACGACGCCCGGAAGTTCAGCCGCCTCCGCGTGGCCCCTATGATCCGCGACAGCAAACCCCTGAAGGCGAAGGTGCACGACGTCAAGGCCAAGGACAGCGGCAACACGATCCTCCAGAAGTCGTTCCCGGGCGGGATGCTCACCCTGACCGGCTCCAACAGTGCCTCGGCTCTGGCCTCCACGCCTGCCCGCTATATCATCGGCGACGAGCGCGACCGCTGGGCGACCAGCGCCGGCACCGAGGGCGACCCGTGGGCGCTGGCCGAAGCACGTCAGGCCACATTCTACAACGCCAAGGCGGTCGAGGTCTCGACCCCGACCATCAAGGGCAACAGCAACATCGAGACGAGTTTCTACCAAGGCACGCAGGAACGCTGGTGCCACCGCTGCCCCGAGTGTGGGGAGTACAGCGAGATCGTGTTCGACAATATCCACTTCGACCCGGAGGCCAAGAGGATCCGCGGGAAAAAGTCGTGGAGCCTCAAGAGCGGCGTCTCGTGGAGCTGCCCGGCCTGCGGCTGCCTGATCCCCGAGGACGTCATGCGAAAGCAGCCAGCCAAGTGGATCGCAGACAACCCGGACGCCTACAAAAAGGGCGTCCGTTCTTTTTGGCTCAATGCCTTCTCGAGCCCGTGGACTCCGTGGGAGAAGATCGTCCTCAAGTTCCTCGACGCCAAGGATGACCC